AGGTAGAGAAGTTCGCAGCAGAACAACTTGGTAGACGTAAAAGGGACGACTACACGGATGGTACAGTTCGTATTAAAGTTCCTTCACCGACACCTTAATAGGAGAAAAAAATTATGGCAATAACATCGGCAATATGTTCAAGTTTTAAACAAGAACTTTTAGAAGGAAAGCATGACTTTCAAACATCAGGTTCTGGTGGTCATACTTTTAAAATAGCATTATTTGATTCAGACGCTAGTTTAGGAGCTTCTACGACTGACTATTCAACTTCTGAAGAAATTTCAAATACATCTGGTTCAGCATACTCTGCTGGAGGTAAAGCATTAACAAACACAGGAGTTGGTTTAACTTCAACAACTGCCTTTACAGATTTTTCTGATATTTCATGGACATCAGCTTCATTCACTGCAAATGGTGCAATGATTTATAATACAACAACTAATGGTGGTTCAAGTACAACTGATTCAGTTTGTATTATAGCTTTTGGTTCTAACAAAACTGCAACTAACGGAACTTTTGAAATACAGTTTCCTGCAAACGATTCATCAAACGCAATCATAAGATTAGCATAAGGAGGGTCCAGTGCCCGACGTTTCTTCTGGATGGGGCCGATTAACCTGGGGACAGGCTAATTGGAACGAAGCTACAACTTTAAAACAAGGTTGGGGAGCAAAGTCTTGGGGTGAAGATGAATGGGGTCAACTTTCAGATGCTGTTGTTCAACCAACAGGTTTATCAATTACTTCAAGTGTTGGTTCTGTTACTAACGCAGTTAGTGTAACTGTAACTCCTTCAGGTCAATCATTTAGTTCTACACTTGGAACAATTTCAAATGTTATAGGTGTAACTGTTGAACCAAATGGATTGTTAATGAACGATCTACAAGGTTATGCAGCAGTAAGCATTGATGTTACACCAACTATTACAGGAAATTCTATTACAGCTGCGATTGGAGTTATAGATCCTAAAGATCAAGTTGTAGGAGCACCTACACTTACTGTTACTTCACAACAAGGAACTGCTGTTGCACCTAACGAAGATGTATCGGTTACGGGTTTATCAATTACATCAGAACAAGGAACTGCTACAGCAAGAAACGCTGTTGAAATTACAGCACCAACATTTACAGTTACATCACAACAAGGATCTGTAGTTGTTCCAAACGATGCAGTAGCACCAACTGGATTATCTATTACATCTGCTATAGGTTTTGTTGAAGGAACAGGATCAGTAGTTGTACCAACAACTGGTATATCTATAAGTGCTTCTATAGGAACTATTGTAGATATTCCTGATCAGATAATGGGATTAACTGGAGTATCATTTAGTTCTGCTATTGGTAGTATTGATCCTAAAGACCAAGTTATTGGATTACCAACATTTACAATGACATCAACAGTAGGAGAGCCTTTTATAATTCATTATCAAGATGTTGACACTGGCTCAAATACGGATTATAACGGAGTTTCAACAGGTTCGAATACGAGCTATTCTAATGTTGCAACTGGATCAAATACAAGTTATACTGACGCTGCATAGGAGATAAAATTTATGGCATCAACATATACACCTCTCGGTATAGAAAAAATGGCTACTGGCGAAAACGCTGGTACTTGGGGAACAAAAACAAACGCAAACTTAGATCTTATAGAACAGGTTCTTGGCGGTTATAAAGCAGTATCAATTGCTGGTGGTGCACAAACAACTGCTTTAACAGTTGCAGATGGTGCATTAACTGGAACAGCTCAAGCTAGAATGATTGAGTTCACAGGTTCAATTACAGGAAATCAAATAGTCACAATACCATTAGACGTAGAAAATTTTTATATTATTAAAAACACAACATCGGGTTCTTACACAGTTCAATTTAAATATGCATCAGGAAGTGGTGATACATTTACTTTTGCAACAACAAACAAAGGTACAGCAATTTTATTTGCAACAGCGAATGATGGAACTAATCCAGACATTATAGAAATTCAAACAGGAGGAGACGTTGTAGATGATACATCACCTCAACTTGGTGGTGACTTAGATGTTAACGGAAATAAAATTGTATCTACTTCAAATGGTAATATCGAATTAGAACCAAATGGAACTGGTGATGTCATATTAGATACTGATCAAGTTACTATTGGTGGCGGATCGGAAGTAGGACAAATATCTTCTAATGGCGCATACGATCTTAAACTAGTCACAAACTCAGGAACAAATTCAAGCTACATTAATATTGTAGATGCAGCTAATGGTAATACACAACTATATCCAAACGGAACAGGTGTAACAGAAATCGGTGGTGCAACAAACCCAGGTACAATTCAACTTAACTGTGAATCTAACTCCCACGGGATTAAACTACAGTCGCCTCCACATAGCTCAGGGCAGAGCTACACACTAAAATTTCCTACAGGAAATGTTACAGCAGATAGATTTTTAAAAGTAGAAAGTATCACAGGATCAGGTACAACAGGTGTTGGTCAATTATCTTTTGGAGAAGTATCAGGTGGTACTTCATGGCAAGCAGTTAAAACTTCTGGTTTTACAGCGGTAGCTGGTGAAGGTTATTTTATTAATACTACAGGTGGTGCAATAGAAATGGATTTACCTGCAGGAAGCATTGGTGATGAAATATCATTTATAGATTATGCAGGAACATTCGATACTAATGCATTAACAATTGATCAAAACGGAACAGAAAAAATTGCAGGATCAACTGATCCTTTAACAGTATCAACAGAAAGAGCAGCAAATACTTTAGTGTATGTAGACGGTACTCAAGGCTGGCTTCTAAAGAATAATTAAGGAGCTTAAATGGCAGCCTACAAAACATTAAAAGGCCAATCAATAAGACAGGTCGCTCAAGATCCATCCAATCCTCTACTAGGAGAAATTTGGTACAATACAACTCTTGGAGATTTAAAAGGATATCAAACAATTAATGCTGCTTGGGCATCTGGTGGTAATTTAAATCAAGGTAGAAGTAGTTTAGCAGGTGCTGGCACACAAACAGCAGGTTTGGCTTTTGGAGGTTCTTCTTATCCCCCATTAACTAGATATAATTTATCAGAAGAATATAATGGTTCATCTTGGGCTGAAGGAAATAATTTAAACACCACTAGAAATTCTATAGCAGGCTGTGGTACTCAAACAGCTGGACTTGGATTTGGTGGGTATATTGGCCCTGTTACGGCAGCCACTGAAGAATATGATGGAAGTTCTTGGACTAATGGTGGAAGTTTAAATACTGCAGGATATGATATGGGATCAGCAGGAACTCAAACTGCAGGTTTAGGATTTGGTGGATATAATACGCATACTAATATAACTGAAGAATATAATGGATCATCTTGGACAGCAGGTGGAGATCTTGGGACAGGAAGAAATACTCTAGCAGGCGCTGGAATACAAACAGCAGCATTGGCTTTTGGAGGAAGACCTGGAACTAAAAATAATACAGAAGAGTATGATGGTTCATCATGGACAGCTAGTAATACTATGAATGTAGGAAGAATGGGTTTAGCAGGATCGGGAATACAAACAGCAGCAATAGCTTTTGGAGGAGGTCCTCCTTCAGCTGCTAAAATAGCAACAGAATTATATGATGGAACGTCTTGGACAAGTAGTACTAATACATCTGTAGCACACCAACAAGGTGCAGGTGGAACCGCTTCACCAAATTCTTCATCTTTAATTTTTGGTGGTTCTGGAAATCAAGCAGGAACAGAAGAATTTACAGGAGCATTCAACGCAGCAAGAACGATAACAACAAGTTAAAATTATGAGCACATATAAAAATTTAATAGGAAAAGACGTAAACTTTTTAAGCACTGATCCAGACAACGCGGAAGCTGAAGGACAGATTTGGTATAATTCTACTTCAGGAACATTTAAATCTGTTGTTGCTAGTTCGGCGTGGGTTAGTTCTACACCTCTTCCAATAGCTACAAGCCAATCAGGAGGGGCTGGTGTAAACACAGCATCTTTAGTATTTGGTGGATCAAGTCCAGCTAATAATGCGGAAGACGCAACGTATGAATATAATGGATCAGGATACACTAACAGTGGAGATTTAAATACATCTCGTACAGGGATATCAGGAGCAGGGACTCAAACAGCAGCACTTGGTGCTGGAGGTTATTTATTTCCTGGAGGTTCAAATCACACTGAAACTTATAATGGAACTTCTTGGACAGCTGTAACAGCTATGCCAAGTGCAAATTCTTATTGTTCGTGTGGAACACAAACAGCGGCAATTTATGTTACATCTAGTACTACACTAGAATATTCATCACCTTCTTGGTCTAGTGGGGGAGGTTTAAATACTCCTAGAGCAGAGGCTTCTATGGCAGGAACACAAACTGCAAATATATTTTTTGGAGGAGGACCTCAAACATCAGCATCTTCTGCTAGTGAAGAATATGATGGAACAAGTTTTACAAATTCAGCTACAATGAACACTGCAAGAGGAATACAAATAGGTGGTTCAGGTGTACAAACTAGTGCCTTAGCTTATGGTGGAGCAGGACCAGCTGAGCCAAATAGAAGTGCGGCTACAGAATCTTTTAATGGAACCTCTTGGTCTACCGAAGGTAGTTTAGGAACTGTTACTAGTCAGATGCAAAAAGGAGGATCAACAAGTTCTAATTCTTCATCAGCTATTTCTGCAGGAGGTAATGCACCAAGTAGATCTTCTAAAACAGAAGAATATTCAGTTTCAATAAATACAATCACTGCAGCAGCATGGGCGAGTGGTGGTACCTTACCAGGTTCAGGAAGACAAGGTTATGGAGTTGGAACAGGAACACAAACAGCATCAATAATAGCAGGTGGACCTCCTACTAGCACTCAAAATCAATTTTATGATGGATCATCTTGGACAAATTTAGCTGCAATTCCAACAGGAGTTACAGATTCTCAAGGTTTTGGTGATACTGAAGAATTACTCATGGCAGGTGGTGGAACAGCAGAACCTTACGCAAGTTCTACATATGTTTATTCTCGACCAGGTGATTCTTGGACAGCAGTATCTTCTCCTGGAAATTTAAATACTGGTAGAGCACTTGGAGCTGGTTGTGGAGCCCTGTCAACTGCAGGAATAATTTCAGGTGGAACCACAGATAATTCTCCATTAGTTTTTTCAAATGCTACAGAAAGTTGGAATGGTTCAACGTGGACATCCGTAAATAATTTACCTACCGCTACAGGGCAGGGTATGGGAAGTTGTGGAACTCAAACTGCAGGTTTAGCTTGGTCTGGTCAAAATCCAGGAGATCCAACGGCAGAAGAAACATATGAATGGGATGGCACAAATTGGACATCAGGTGGAAATAGATCAACTGGAGTAAGAGCAGTTCGTGGAGGAGCGGGAACAGCAACAGCAGCTTTGACTTTTGGTGGTTGGTTAGATCCAGGAGGATCTACTGCTACAGAAGGTTATGATGGAACTGCTTGGTCAACAAGACCTAACATGGCAGGATCTGCAGCAAACAATTTTTCAACTGGAACACAAACAGCAGCTCTTCGTGCTGGAGGAACTGACGGACCTGGATACACAGCTGTAGAAGAATTTACTGGTGAAACAACTGCCGTAAATGCTAAAACAATAACTACTAGTTGATAATGAATACAATTAAGTATATAACAATAAATAAGGAGTAAACATTATGGCACTATTTATATATGGTACTGCTACAAACACTGGAAAAGGATTCTTTACTGCAGAAGACAGAAGAGCATTTTTTCTTAGAGGTTTTCCTGCAGACGTTTGGGTCGTTGGTAACAACGAAAAAGGCGCAATGTGGTTAGCTGAAAAGAACGGTGTTGAAAAAACTAAGTCAGAAGCTCAAGCTCTTGTTACAGCTGAAGTACAAGCTGCACAAGCTGCATGGGATGCTTTGTCTGATGAAGAAAAAAGCGGAACACCAGGTAGACCAACTGATATTACTCTCCCATAAAGGAATTTATAAATGGCTGAATATGAGAGTATACACGGTACAAAAGTAAAATACGTATCTTCGGATCCGACGTTAGATTCGTCAACCGAGGGACAGGTGTGGTATAACTCGACTTCAGGTGCAAACAAAGCATTAGTACAAATTAAAGCTTGGGCTAGTGGTGGTAATTTGCCAACAGCTACAAACAACAATGGGTCTGCTACTCAAGGAACTCAAACAGCATCTCTAAGTTTTGGAGGTGGTAGTACAGAACCTCAAACAATTGAATATAGTGGTGCTACTTGGACAACAAGTAATAATCTCGGTACTCCAAGATTTGTTTTAAGCGGAGCAGGAGTTCAAACGGCAGCTTTAGGTTTTGGGGGATACAAATCTGGTACATTTCAAACTGCAACTGAAGAATATAATGGATCATCTTGGACAGCTGGTGGAGCTTTAGGTACTGCACGTGCTAGTATGGGTGGCAACGGAACTCAAACAGCAGCTTTAGCTGTAACTGGTGCACCTCTTAGCCCAGGTACTCAAAGTGAAGAATATGATGGATCATCTTGGACAGCGGGTGGAAATTATCCAGTAGCACAACAAAGTATTGCAATAGCTGGATCACAAACAGCCGCATTAGGGGCAGGAGGAATAACAGGAGGACCACCTAATGGAAGCACTGTAGTAACTAATTATGATGGATCAAGTTGGACAGTTGTATCAGGTACAATTCCAAATGGACAAAACAGAGCTGCGTACGCTGGAACACAAACTCATGCTGTTGTTTTTGGAGGAAACATAAATACTCCTCCTCCAGCAGGACCAGGAACTCCTGGTATTGTAACTACAGCTACTAATGAGTGGGATGGATCTACTTTTACTATAACAGCAAACATGGCTACTGCTCGACAATCTTATGCAGGAGCAGGAACAGCAACATCTGCGATAGGTTTTGCTGGAGATAAAAACCCTGGAGCTAGTAATGACACAGAAGAATACAACTCTAGCCTTAATACAATTACACAGGCGGTTTGGTCAACTGGGGGTACTGTAAATACTATTGGAGACGTTTCAGCTGGAGCTGGGACTATGAATGCAGGTTTAAAATTTGGTGGTTATCCACCTTCAGGAGGAGGAGTTGGAACAACGGCAACTGAAGAATATAATGGATCGTCTTGGACTTCTGTAAACAGTATGAACACTGCTGGTTATGGTTTAACAGGAACAGGTTTACAAACAGCAGCGGTTCGTTTTGGAGGATATAGTGGAACAAATCTAAATAACACAGAAGAATATGATGGAACAAACTGGACAGCAGTAACTGCTGTGCCTAGTACTATTTCTTCAGCAACTGCATTTGGAGTACAAACAGCAGCAGTTCTTGCTGGAGGTTATGATGGATCTACTTGGCAACAAGATGCTTTAGAATATGATGGAACAAACTTTTCATCAGGAGGAACATTTCCTTCAACTACTGGTGCTCAATATGCAGGAAGTGCTGGAACACAAACCGCAGGATTATATTTTGGTGGTTATATACCACCAAGTGCATTAGGTGTTACTACAATAAGTTATGATGGTTCGTCTTGGTCAGCCGCAAATAACATGTTAATTAGTAGATACACAAGTGGGTCAGGAACTCAAACCGCAGCGTTAGCTCCAGGTGGTTATTCAAATTCAAATTCAATTAATCCAACAGCAGGAAACAATTTAGCTTGTGAACAATATGACGGAACTAATTGGTCTAATACATGTAGCAATAATATTACAAGGGGTTATCAAATAAGTTCAAATAGAGCTAGTAATGCACCAGGAACTACAGGTTTAGTTTTTGGTGGAAGTGCAAGTCCTTCTCCAGGTAATATTAACTCAAGTGAAGAATTTACAGGTGGTACAGAAGTTGTAACAGTTTCAACATTGACAACTAGTTAATAATCGTTATATATAAAGAATCGAAAGGAATTAATATGACAGAAAAAAGAAACATACATGCGTTAATAGAAAAAGAAGCACCAAGCTTAAATAATTTATTAGATCCAAATGATGTTAAAGAGTTTAAAGAAATGACATCTGAACTTAGAGACACGTGGACTAAGAAACAAGTATTTAGAACAGAGACAGAAATGAGAATGTCTGTGTTACAAGATGCAAAGTATCCAACTAAAGCTGCAAAGTATTGGCAGTGTGTTAGAGAACAAAACGTATTCTTAGAAAACTTAATGAGTCTATCATTTGATGCTAGACGTAACGAAGTTAAATTAAAAAGATTACAAGAAAAATTAAAAACAGAAGAAGATCCATTAAAAAGAGAACTACTTCAAATAGACATAGATGAAAAAACTTATTCTGTAGCTAACATGCAACTTGTGGCACGTGACAGAATGAGAGAAATTAAATTATGGTCAAGTCTTAAAAAGGAGTTTGACGATGGATCGTTTGATACTCAAGATGTTAACAGACATCAATTAGATTCATATCATTTAATTATGAAAAACAAAGCAGAAACATTGACATCAGGTTCATCGCAACCAGAAGTGTTTAATGTACTTGGACAATTACAAACTATAGAAAGAGTTAAAAAATCAGGAGAAATGATTTACAACAAGAAAGAACAATTGACCAATGACCTCGGAGCTAAAGAAAAATAAACAACTTTTATTTTTAGTAGCACAACCTAGATCGGGTAATACTTTGTTTACAAGTATTATGAATCAAAACCCTGAAATAGCATGCACACCTAACTCTATTACATTGGAGATAATGAAAGATTTGTTTTTGTTAAAAGATACTGATGTATTTCAAAACTACCCAGATCACAAATCATTAAATAATGTATTAGATTCTGTGTATGATAGTTATTACAAAGATTGGCCACAACCAATAATCATTGATCGTGGACCAGTAATAACACCTGGTAATTTTAAATTAATGCAAAAACATTTTAAACGACCATTTAAATGTATTGTATTATTAAGAGATCTTATAGATGTATTAGCAAGTTACATGAAGTGGTATACAGAAAATCCTGATTCATTTATTAATAAATTTGGATTACAAACTGATGAAGAAAAATTAATGATGATTATGAATAAAGAAGGTGCTGTTGCAAAAGAACTTGAGGCAATAAAAAATTCATATAACTATAAAGATATATGCCATTATATAAAATACGATGACATGGTAGCTAATCCAGAAAAGACATTTATTGATCTATATCAATTCTTGGGTATCAAACCATTTAAGCATAGCTTTCAAGACTTGAAACAGGTAGAAGTTAATGGTATGAAGTATGACGATACTATCGTAGGAAAGAATATGCATAACATAAGATCAGTAGTTAGAAAGGAATACAATCCTTACATAGAAAAAATTCCAGAAAGGATAAGACAGAAATATGGACACATCAGATTTTAATTTTATATTTTTAGGTCAGTCAGTGCTAAAGTATCAAGTGCCTGTTGATGTATATGATACTATCAATCATATTTATGAAACTAAATATCCTGAATTAAAACCTGCTAATAAACAATTAGTTGGTAAAATAGAAAAAGAACATAGTTTATTTTTTAATGGTGACGACAGTCCTAAGATGACTAAACATAATCATTTACCTGATAACGTATTAGGTTGGCTTGAATCAAAGTTTAGACATTATTTAAAATGGAATAAAGTTAACCAATATGATTTACATTTAAATTCTATTTGGGTTAACACAATGTTTCAACATGAATACAATCCAGTGCACGTGCACCAAGGATCATTGTTTACAGGATTGTCATCAGTTATGATTTTAAAATTACCAGAATCTTATGGTGTAGAATATTCATCACCTAATCAACCACAAAATGGTAGACTACAAATATTCGGTTCAGCTAGTGGACACTTTGCAAATGTAGACTATCAACCAGATATTAAAGAAAGAGACTTCTATATATTTCCATATGACATGAGACATTGTGTTTATCCATTTAATGGACCAGGGTTTAGAAGAACACTTGCTGCAAATATGGATGTGAGATATGACCCAATTAGAAATAGAGGAGTAAGTTAATGTACGAAAATAAAATTATAACAGAACCTAAATGGAAAAGTTGGATAGTTCAAACAACTACACCATTGTTTACACCTGAACAATGCAGACAGATTATTGCATCAGGTAGGGAACAAAAACCACAGACAGCACAAGTTGGTATGGGTAAACCAGGAGGTGGAACTGATACAAAGAAAAGAGTGACCACAATTAGTTGGATACCTTTTAAAGAAATGGGACACATGTATCAAGATCTAAATAACTTTATACAAAAAGCAAATGAAAATCATTTTGGTTTTGGAGATATAAGAATTACTGAGCAAGCGCAATTTACAGAATATCCAGAAGGTGGTTTTTATGATTGGCATATGGATTGTGATGTAAACATGCAGCACGAACCTCCCGTTAGAAAAATATCAATGACCCTTTTGTTAAATGATCCATCAGAGTTTGAAGGTGGAGATTTAGAACTAATGGCACCAGGTAAGTTTGCAGAGATGAAACAAGGACATGCAATTATATTTGCATCTTTTTTAAATCATAGAGTAAATCCTGTTAAACGAGGTGTGAGACAGTCTCTTGTTGTTTGGTTTGGAGGTAAACCATTTAGATGATAGCCGAAGGATTTTTTCCCACTCTTATATATGCAGAAGATGTAAATCTAGATACGAACCAATTAGCTAATGACATTGTTGCTTGGTCTAAACAAGACGAAGGTGTTAAAAAAACAAATGTAAATGGTTGGCATAGTCAAACAAATATGCACGAACTACCACAATTTAAATTACTAGTAGATGAACTATTTAAAATGCAACATCAGATATACAAAGAAGAATGGTTAGATAGACAACCAAGATTAGGTAACATGTGGGCTAATATAAATTATAAAGGTGGATATAATAAACCTCATATACATCCCAATAGTTTATTTAGTGGTGTATATTATGTGCAAACAGAACCCGACTGTGGAAAACTTGTTTGTAATGATCCAAGACCAGGAATACAAACAAATATGCCTGCAAGAGTTAAAGGTCAACCACCAAAACATTTATGGAGAGAAGTGCATTTAGAACCTAGAATAAATAGAATAATTATGTTTCCTTCTTGGTTGTGGCATTGTGTTGAACCTAATGAATCTAATAACCTAAGAATATCAGTGAGTTTTAATTTTATACAAGATGGCTTTCAATAAATATCAAGTAATTAAAAAAGCAATTAGCTACGAGTTAGCTAACTTTATATTTAACTATTTTTTACTTAAACGTGATGCAGTTAAATGGATGTATGATAATAATATAACTTATGACAATGGTATGTTAGGCACATGGACGGATCAACAGATTCCAAACACTTATTCTTGTTATGCTGATCCTGTAATGGAGACTCTTTTAATGAAAGTATTACCAATAATGCAACAAGAAACAGGCCTAAATTTAATTCCAACTTATTCATACGCTAGGTTATATAAGAATGGAGATGAATTAAAAAGACATAAAGACAGGCCAAGCTGTGAGATATCTACTACTGTAAACTTAGGGGGAGACCCTTGGCCTATATTTATTGATGGTACAGGTGCTAATTCTGTCATCGATGAATACAACAATATACATAAACCAGATGCTCCTAAAGGCACGAAAGTCCTACTTGAAGTTGGCGATATGCTAGTATATAGTGGATGTGAATTAGAGCATTGGAGAGAACCTTTTGAAGGAACTACTTGCGGACAAGTATTTCTTCACTATAACCATGTAAATGGTCCTTTTGCTGAAAAGAATAGGTTCGACAGAAGGCCAATGTTAGGTATTCCACCAATACGGAATACATAATATAATGAGGTTATATGTTACAAAAATTAGGATTCCTACCGGGGTTTAATAAACAAGTCACATCAACAGGTGCTGAGTCTCAATGGACAGGTGGGGAAAACGTTCGTTTTAGATATGGTACACCTGAAAAAATAGGTGGCTGGAATCAATTAGGGGAATCAAAGCTTACGGGAGTTGCAAGAGGACTTCATCATTTTGTAAACAAAGCATCTACTAAATATGCAGCTATAGGAACTAATAGAATTTTATATATATACTCTGGAGGAGTGTACTATGATATACACCCATTAGTTAATCCATCAGGTACAACTTTATCAAATTGTTTTACAACTACCAATGGATCTCCAACAGTTACTATTACTTTTCCAGGAACACATACATTTGTAGCAGGAGACATTATAACTTTTACTAATTTTTCTACTGCAACTAATTCTAATTATAGTGCATCAGATTTTGATGACTTAAAATATATGGTAACAAGCGTACCGACCAACGATACTTTAACTATTACAATGGATAACAATGAGTCAGGTAGTGGAGCAACTACATCAGGAAGTGTTAAATATTATCAATACTACCATGTAGGACCCGCTGAACAAATAGGATCTTATGGTTGGGGTATATCTTTATTTGGTGGAAGTATTTTAGGATCATTAACTACTACTTTAAATGGAGCTTTATTAAATGATACCGCTGGTACAGGTGGATCAGGAACAAGTGTTACATTAACAAGTACAACTGGTTTTCCAACATCAGGAACTAATTATATTCAAGTAGACAATGAAGAAATTTCATACACAGGTGTATCAGGAAATGATTTAACTGGTATTACTAGAGGAGCAAGAGGTTCAAGTAAAGCCGCCCACTCTAATGGTGCAACAGTAACTAATACATCTAGTTGGACTGGATGGGGATCAGCTGCAGCTAACACTGACTCAGTAACAGATCCTGGTCTATGGTCTTTAGATAATTTAGGTACAACCCTTATTGCATTAATACATAACGGAGAATGTTTTGAATGGGATGCTGATGCAGCTAATGCAACAGCAACAAGAGCAACTATTATTACGGGTGCACCAACAGCGTCACGTGATATGTTAGTATCTACTCCCGATCGTCACTTAGTATTTTTTGGAACCGAAACAACTATCGGTGATAAAACAACCCAAGATGATATGTTTATTAGGTTTTCAGACCAAGAAGACATAAATAATTATGTGCAAAGTTTAGAAACGACAGCTGGTTCACAAAGACTGGCTGCCGGATCACGGATCATGGGTTCAAAGCTGGGTAGAAATGCACTTTACATTTGGACTGATACATCGCTATTTACCATGCGTTTTGTTGGTGGGGACTTTGTTTTTGCTTACGAACAAGTGGGT